CTCATTTAATCCTTGAGCAGTTAAAGCACCATTGATAATTCTATTGATTTCAATATCACTGAAACCTGAATCAATCAATTCTTTTCGGAAAAGTAACCATGTACTAGGGTTAGTTAGATCAACTGTTTCCCATTCTAATCCTTTGGTTGCTTGCAATGCTGTTAAAACCAGCCAAGCTGTTTTCCTTTCACTATATTGCTGTATCTGTCTTTGATAATTTTTATCCTTAATATCAGGAATATCTTCCCCACCTATCTTTTTTATTACAGGCTTAGGTGGAGGACATAATTTATCAAAAGGCTTATGATCTAATACTGCTTCTGCAATAAAAATAATATCTGGGCCATCACCACGAGGTATAGCAATAACCTCTCTATTAGGCCCTATAATTTTACGTCCTTCTATTTTCATAATAAGCTCCTAAAAATAATTAGATTCTTTCTTCATCAGCTTCAACTACATTGCATTTTCCTGAACATGAGATTTGAGAATCTCTTAAATTATGCTCAAGAGTCTCATATCGGAATTGCTGTAAAGTAATCCTTTCTGAATTAGACCCTCCGCATCCTGGATCATAATTAACAACAATATCTACACAGTAAGGAGCACATTCATCTTCGTCTGTGCTAACCCAATCTGAAGCTTCACCACGTTGCTTCAATACGTCCTTGATTGTTGGTATACCACTTGCAGAAACACCAGTAAGGAATTCCCAAGTAAACTCAAAAGTGACATCCATTGGTGTTTCATCACCATTACGAACATCAGAGAGTCTACCTCTATCTAATAAATAGTCTCGGGCAACAGTCTCAGTCCAATTAAGATTACCCTCACCTACTTTAATTTCAAGTCTACGGCCAGTAAAAGTAACTGTTCCACTTGCAGCTATCTCTTCAGCTAATCCCTCCGTTAAAGTGATTGATGTAGTACTGTTATCTGCTACACCACGTACAGTACGTGTCATGGCTTCAGAAGCAGCAGTACCAGTTAATGATGACCCATCAAATGTGAACTGAGTTGTAGTAATATCAGTAGCAGCTAGATCATCTTGGAAGGTAATTTTAATATCGTTATCACCAACATCACCTGCCGCAACTAACACATCACCATTGCCTATTCCATCTAGAGCCTCTAGCTCTAATTGAATAAGAGCATATGAAGCGTCATGTGCAATAGCATTAGTTGTTTGACTGTCAAAAGTCAATGTAAATGTGCCACCAGAAGCTCCATCTAAATCAATTTGGAACTCTGCGTCTGTGCCACCTGATGTTACTGCTGACTCAACAATATATTCTGTATCAGTACTATCATTGCCAAATTTTACAGTACATCCAACTGGAACTATATCAGCACAACTATCTAATGCTATAACTACTTCACCTTCTGGCTCTAATTCTGAATTAGTTACACCTGATACTGAAAACCCATCATAAAGATATAGATCGGCTAATTTTAAATCAATTGGAGTAAAACCAACAAATTGTGCAAATGGACTTAGGTATTTCATGTGTTTCTCCTAGTTAGTTAAATAAATCTCAAAAACTGATTCGACTGAACCTTGTTGATTCCTAGTACTTTTAGCTTCACCAAAATAGTTAGTAACTATTTCTTCTACTGGTTTTAAGCTACCCAAACCGTCAACGCAAATTAATGTAAAAGCTTCTTGTAACTTACCTTCTATAATAAAACGATTTAAATAGTTATTAACTATTTTAGTAGAATAGTGTACTTGTACTCCAAAAAGTAATTTAAAATTATTAATACTTTTTTGAGTAATTATTGGGCCTTCAACATTTAACTCAATAACTATTGGATGTGATGATGTGTAGTCATCTGTACCGACTATATGAAAATAATAACCATTATCATCAGCAACTTGTTTAAAGTGCTTAGCTAATGCTATTAAAATCAGTTTAGACCATTCTGGATTTGGGCTATACATCATCTTCTATATCTAAGTTAGAAGTAGTTGTAAAATAATCATCAACCTCAGTTCCTTCTGATTCTTTAACCTTTATTATCACTGCTGCATTATAATCATATACAATAACTTTATTAACTAAATACTTTTTATTGTTGAATATAACATAATCATCAATACTTACTTCAAATCCTCTTAAATCGTTATAGTCTATTATAATTAACCTGTCATTAGTATCGTATTCTGTATGAAAAAATTCTCGTAGTAATGATCTAGGTAATATTACAGCCCTTGGTACTTGCTTAAAAGAAACTGTAGGATTTACGTCACCAGTATCTAAATTTATATCAGTTGATACTCTTTTATAAATAGTCAATGAAAACCCATACTCTAATTTTAGAGCATGAATAACATCATTAATAAATTGAGTTCCTCTTCTACTAATCATCTTATGCCTTTAAATAAATAGAAACTGCACAAGAAAGGATTAAAGAAAATAGAAACCATCCGCATCTTTTAATTAAAAGTAATGATTGTTCAGCACGATCCAATCTTAATAAGACACCAGGTTTTCGATTATCTTTTAAATCTCCGACTAGACTGTCATATAATATATCTACTTTTAATTTTATATCCTCAACTGCTTGACTCAATTCATTAGAATTCATTGTCAATCTCCTACCGAGAAGGGCAGCCTCCTTTCTGCCCCTTGACCAACTGACTAGACTACGCTATTAATATAGCACCCTGGTCTTCATCAAGTACCTTAACACCACATAGTAAGTCAAGTGTGACTAAAACTCCTTGCTTTTCACCATTATAAGTCATGGTGACACGCATGGAAAGATCGTTATAACTAGCTACACCCGCTGTTACCCCTTGAACTTTTGGTAAAGCTAAAGGACGATTTACTAAAGCTAAAGCTCCACGGGTGAAAGCAAAGTTATAATTTCCACCACAACCATAACCAACAGTATATCCATCAGCTAAAGCTGCCTCTAATGGGCGATCAAGAGTAATAGCATACTCAGTGCCTTTATCTTCTACTGTAATAATACAGTATTCAGCAGCTAATGGAGTAGCACCATTATTAAATGATACCAGTTGTCCTACCTGAGGTACACCTGTACCATCAACCCAAATCTCTCCATCATATCCAGATGGGTAGGCATCTGGTCCACCGGCAGCAGTGTGCTCGGTTAAAGCAACTGCACCCATTGGTACTAAATAAGCATCAGTATTATTTACTAGTGCTCGTCGTAATCCTCTGTTAAGAGTTAAAATATTACCTGCTATAGCAGTAATACGATAAGGAGCTTTGTCATCTGTTTCACCAAAATAAATATACTGACCTACAGCATAACCAGCTGCACCAGCATCATCACTGGTAACAGTAGTAGCTCCTTTGGACGCTGCTGCAATATCATCTGCATCTACTACACCAGTATCAGTGACACTAGGAGTATTCTGAGCCATAAAGAAATTATAACCTAGCTTACGTCCTAGAGAGGCTTCACGTAAAGCAGACCCTTCATCGCCTACCTTATCAGCAGTTACAAATAAATCTAGATCGAGAATTGAAGTCTCTGTATCTGGAGTCAAAATAAAATTTCTACCTGACACTGGAGCCTTATTCTTATTTTGTACATTACGTACTTCAAGAATAAGTTTCTTTGCATTATGGTCATCACCTACAGTGCTATTAATATCACCTAGATCACCAACTGTGTTATCTAGATATTGATATACTTGACCAAGAAGTATTTGGTCAATATGGCGAGCTAATGATGCAGCAGCGGGCTTAACATATTCATCTATTAAGTCCTTCATTGACCGACTTTGTTCACTATCACGAATAAGAAATGATGTGTGAACATGTTGATTCAAAGGTACTTGTACCCTATCAGCAGTTGCACTTTGAACAGTAACATCATCATTAACACCCTTACGCTTAGCTACGAACTCCCCAGGCTTACGGGTATTAACAACATCACCAAAGTCCTTAACTTCATCCTTGAAATCTGTATGAACTAGGCGACCTACAACCATATTCTCTTCAAGGGTAATAAGTGCCTCTTGAGCCCATACTTCTGGAACCCAAGCACGATCATCAGTGTCGAAATTATTATCAAACGCAACAAAACTGTAAAAATTGATTTTATAATCCATTGTGTTACCTCAAAGTATTGATGTTAGTATCCCCAGTGATTATTAGTTACGAGCCAAAAATTGCAGCTGGGTTGCTTTTTCTTAGCTCTCTGTAAGCCGCTGGATTTTCTTGAGCTAGTTTAGCAACATCAATTCTGGCACCATTTTTACCATTAATGTTACTGCTACCTACGCCACCAGACTTACCACCCTCAAATAAGTTTCCATACTGAGGTAATTCTGTCATCCGTTTAACCGCTTCACCAATAGTCAAATCTAGCTCAATTGGCTTACCATTCTTATCAGTATCTAATAATGACATTCTTACATCAAAATCATTAA